CCTCTGCAATTTCTAATTGCAGACGGAGGGTGTTGAGTCTGTTTTCTTGTTCCCTGACCTTTTCAGGGTCGTGTTTTTTCGCCTCGATCATCCTTTTAGCCTGACTGATGCGGGCGCGGAGGGAGTTGATGTGTTTCCCCAGCGCGACCGGTGTATCCGGGGTGGTATCGGTGGTGGAGGGCAGTGCGCCATAGTCGCGGAAGTATTGCCGCTCGGCGATGGCGGCCAGTATTTCCTTTTCCCAGATACCGCGCACCTGATCGGCGACGCTTGCAAATTGTGCTGCTGAAGTACAAGTATGAAACTGATTGCGCGTTTTGCGGATGTTGGCGTACCCGGCGGCAATTTTCCGGGTGAGCATCCGATCTGTGTCGTTGTCGCTTTCGGGGTCGGCTTCCGGCTCTTGCTTTGCCTTCTGTGCGGGTTCTTTTTTTGGTATTTCCGAAATAACCACTACGGGCGCGGGTTTCGGGATTCTTTTCAGGGCTACGCCCATAAACAGGACATTGCCTGCGGTGTAGCCATTTCGCAGGGCTTTCAGCAGCGGCTCGCGGGGATTTTCCCGCTCTATGCGCTGTAATGCCGTGTTGTATTCCTGCGCGGTCATTGCCCGATGTTGGTTTCGGAGGCTTGTACGCCGCCGGGGTTTTCTGCGAGGGTGGTCATTTCAGCATCGCGGATGCCGTAGTGAATATCTTCCGGCCACTTATTTTCTGCCTTGGCCACATCTACAACGCTATATGAAAAATCGCGGTAAGACGGGGCCGCGATGATGAGGTAGAGCAGGAAGGCGTTGCGGATTTCGGTGCCGCTGGCCAGTTTGCCTTGCGTTTCGATATTGGCCAGCGACGGGTGGATGGCCTGTGCGCTTATGTTCGCGACATTGCTGGCATCATAGAGGGGGAGCAGGGCTTGATCATTCAATTTCCCGTCAAGGGCTTCGATGATGATGCGCTTTTCATATTTCCCGCCGAGGGCCTCGATCATCTCCGATTTGGTTACGATGGTGCGCCCGGTATTTTCCAATCCGGTGAGCACGGCATTTAGATCGTCCACGAACGCCTGCTCTTTTGCCTGGAACCCTTTGATTAGGGCGGCCCGCTCGGTTTCGTCGGTGGTGCGATTCATTGCCTCGTAATCATAGAAATAGTCGTGTGGAATAATTATATTCCAGCGCGGCAACTGTCCGTGGCGCAGGTTGGCCTTATGAAAAAGCGGGATGATGTTGGAGAGTTCGATCCAGTGCCGACCGCCCCAATACGACGGAATTGGATAATAGCCGTCGTTGAATAAGTCCTGACAGAGGGGCAGCACGAATTTGGGCTGGTTGGCCCCTTCCTTATAGACCGGGATGGCGGTGTGCACCTGGTCTTCTTTCGGCACAATGCGCATTTGCGCGGATGTCCAGGCATTGCTCCACCACCATGTGCTTATTTCCGTGCCTGTTTTTTTGCCGGCACGGACGTATTTCATTTCGAGGCTGTTTACCGTAGCGATTTTCCCTGTTTTGTCGCGGATGAACTCCGGCATGGCGATGCCGTGTTTCATCAGTTCCCCGATGAGTTTCCGGTTTGTTTTTTTGAATTTTTGGAAAAAGGGCTTTGCCTCCGCTGGCATGGGGACTTCGTCAATAATGCGCTTCATCTGGCCGCTGCCAGTATCCTCGAAGCGCTCCCTGTAGGCGTACCAGGACTGCCCGCAGATGATGGATACTTTGCGCTCGATGAGAGCCGGAACGATGTTGTTGCCTGTGATGAGTTCCTCCCGGAAGTTTGGGAGGTCGTTTTTTGCGCCCCAGGTGATGATCTCTGCCTTGCCGTTGGGGATGCGCTTCACCTTGCCGACATCGTTGGTGGCATTTGCGGGCATGGCCGACTCGAAGTGGAGCAGGACGCCGCCGCCGGATGCTACGTGGTAGGTGTGTGCGCCGATGCGCCGGGGATCGTTAGATAACTTGTTTTCCATTGTAGCGGATGATATTCCAGATGAAAAGTGTACGGAGTTCCTGTGCGCCGAACTTGGTCATCGGGATGGTGCCGCTTTCCAAGTGTGTTTTGCGCTTGCGCTCAGGTGTGGGCGCGGTGGTGGTGTGGTGGCCCTGTGCGCGTGGGCGCGGCGCACCGTAATAGCCTACGAACTCGGACAATTGGCCTTTGCGCTTACCTTGCCCGACGACATAGATAAGCCGATGGACGCGGTCGCCCCCGCTCGTGAGGTCGAGCAGCATTTGTTCTATGGATATTGCGCCGGAGGCCGGAGTTAAGTGCATGGCCCAAAGGTGTGGGCATTAATTAAGGCAGGGTAGGACACGAAAAAAGCCCTGCCACCGGTGAGGGTGACAGGGCTAATGTTTTATAGGAATTGGGAGGAAACTACTAATTAATAATATTTAAAATCCCCTTCACCTTCTGGCAGCCTTGCCACCAAAATTGCATCAGGGAATTGTATTTTATAATGGGTTTGAATATACGTTTCATCACACTGGCAAGTAAAATACTTTCCATTAACGGTTGTGATCGTGGGGCGGTTCGGCTTGATCCCGGATACTGGCATCATTCCCTCCCACGATTCCCTCATTTTTAAAACCCACTCATAGTGAGTTCTTGAGAAATAGAAGTTTTTGAACTTTTGTTCCTGTTGGCTTTGCCCATTGGCCGGGATTAAATAGCACATTGCTATTACTATCCCCAAAATAATACCTGTTTTTTTCATCTTAAAAATGTGTTTTTGATTTGAAAAATAAATTAACTCATTTCCACCATCTCGGCGGTGTCTTCACAGAGTCCTTTTATGTACTCTGCGACCCACGCAATGGAGGCTATGGGAGTGGGGGATTCTTTGTTTTCTGCGGCTGCTGCGATTAAGGCGGCCATGTGGCCGATTACGAAAATGTTTTTCACGATGGCCCATTGGGCATCATTAAGTTCTTGACTGTTAGTGGTCATAACAAGCAAAGATAAAACACACCGAACCCAAGAGGACCACCCGCTACCTGCCTACGGCAAGGGAAACGGACTCCTGGGTCGGTGCATTATTTTACAAAAAAAAGTGTGTCGAAATTTTCGGCACGGTAACGAGTGGTCGGTGCAAAGATACGTTGTTGTGCGATTTTGTGCAAATTTATTTTTAAAAAAACTATATGCGACGGAACTCGACAAAATCATGGATATTTACCCCATTTTTATAATAAAAAACAGGGTAAATGTTTTGTACTTCGCTAAATTTGGTGATGCAATTATTAGGGTTTGAGAAGTATTGGGTGAAGTATCCTCCTTGTACATTTGAAATTACGGAGCTATGTGGACTATTATTGCTGAGGTTTGTTCCGCTTAGGGTCATTACTATACCATTTTCACATAGAATATGAAAATCCACTAATCCAAAATCATAATAGCCATCACCTCCTGGGACACACAAATATTTTAATCCATTTTTAGCCGCATAGGATTTTATATCTTTATCCGTTAATCCTAACGGATAAAGATTTTTAAATTCATTGATATAAAATTTTATATCAAAAATTAATGATAGCATATAACAAGTAAATATCCCGCATGAATTCGGGATATTTACTATCTGTGAAAATGTTACTATGTCTATTTTTATGTTACTGAAGTCAATTTTATTATTCATCAACGGATTGTATCTTTTAATTCTTTATTAAATCAAATATTTTTGGGTTACTGTTTGCTCCATTTATGAAATCTATTACAAATTCCATTGGGAAAACCTTGCTATCACTTATTTCCTGAATGAAAACAGGAATGGCGTTGTCTCTTTTATGTAAAAAAAAAGAATATTCTTTGCCAGTATCTATGTTTTCAATTGTTATCGTGGCCCCTATGTCATTGCTAATATGAATAGACTTTACAGTGGCTCTTTCAATACGAAAGGGCGTTTTAGGTGGGAAACCAAGGGACTCTGGTTTATATCCTATCCGTAGCGTTTCCCAGAACCAAGGGGAGTCTGATCCGGGTAGTGATTTGTTGCACATAATTTAATCAATTTTTTAACTTATGTGAATAAGGATTGTATTTTTTACCGCTAATTAAAAGCCCCATTAATTCATCACGATCAAAACGGATAGTTTTATCCCCCATACGGAATGGTGTTAATTTCCCTTGTCGTCTCATATTATCAATTGAAGATACGGAGCATTTCATTAATTGCGCGGCTTCTTTTTTGGTTAGATATTGCTCATTATTAAGCAGATCTATGCTCGGCTGTTTGGCTCTCATTTCAACAAAAAAGTTTTGCAGCACTTCGAGTAACATAGATTTTAATTCTTCCGGGGTTATTTGTGTCAGAATGGTCTGTTGCATATTTTATATTTTTTAATGTTAATTAATAAATGCGGCAAAAATAAGGCCATTTTTTAAATCGCCGCATCCGCTCGCACTTGTGTCACCTCGGCGGCAGTATCCTCGAAATCGGTATAGGTCATGCGGGCTTTCACTTCGGTTGGGAAGGCGGATACCACGCGCTCGAATCGGGACACGGCGCGGGTGAATTGTTGCATTTCTGCGTTGCTGCCCGATGCCCCGGCGCTGGCAGCCTGGTATGCTGCGAGGGTGGGGGTAGTGGGCGCGGACACGAGGCCACCGTCGGCGTATTTCCGAAGGCGGCGGCTTTCGAGCCACGCAATCACGGGCGCAGTGTCCGGGTTGCGGGTCATCCAGGCGGGTGCCACGTATTCGTTTTCGTGTACGATACCTGCGGGCCGGAAGCCGGTTTCGTCGGGTAGGCCGTAGCCGCGACCGGTGTAGCCACCGAAGGCGAATTTGGTGGCGGCTATTTTGGCGACGGCAATAGCCGTGCGGATACCGGAACGAATGGCCAGCGGCGTGGCAATTGCCTGCCCACCGGGTGTTAAGGCCCAGGCGGAAAATATCTTCTGTATTTCGGAGATACCGTTTATGATGGTCTGGCCGATCTCCACGGCCTTGATGATGCCTGCATTTTTCTTGCGGGCGGCTTCGTCGCGGCCCAAGATTTCAATGCCGAAGGAAATGGCTTCGTTAAGCGCACCCTGCCGGGCTTCCTCTGCTTGTGCCTTCAGGTCGTTAAGGCGCTTTTCATTTTCGAGCCTGGCTTCCCCGATTTTGGCTTCTATCTTCGCCTTTTCTTCCTCCGTTTTTCGCACGGCATCGGTCTGGATGACGGCGGCGCTGTTGAGGATGTTTAGTTTCTGATCGGCGTGGGCGCGTTGCAGTTCGAGGCTGCGGAGGTTATATTCCTGTTCTGAAATCAGGGCCGCCTCGAATTTTTGGCGCAGGGCGGCCTGTGCGGTGTCGGTGGCAAGGCCCGCAACGCCGAGGCGGTTGGTGGTGTCGTCCTGCCCGCTGGTTACGGTATTGCGGTCAGTATTGCGGGCTATGCCGGGGAGTTCGGGCGCGGCGTTTTTCTTGGCTATGCTCAGGAGGGTATTCTGTATCTGCAAGGCTTCCGCTTCCTGCTCACGGCCAAAACGGCGGTACACGTCCAAGCGACTTTCTAAGGCTGCCGTGTAGATGTCGGATAGTTGTTGCTGGTATTGCTGTTCGGTTGTCTGCCCCTTAATGCGGGCGGCCTCGGCGAGCAGTTCATTCTTTTTCTCATGCGCCTCGATGGCGGCCAGTTGGGCGGCAAATTGTTTCTCTTGCAGATCGGCGGCGGCTTTTCGGCGCTTTTCGGCTTCCTCGGCATCCAAGCCCCCGACGCTACGGGTGCCGGGCTTGGTGGTTGTGCCGGAGGTAGCGGCCTCCGCAGGTGTCTGCGCCAGTACGGCATCCCGCGCTTCGGCGTATGCCTGCCCGACGGATCGGCCAGCCTTGGCGGCCGCTTCGCGGGTACGGATGTCGGCCAACTGTGCCTCCAATTTCCGTTTCGATTCTTCGTCGAAAGTGATGGCGAGTTGGACTTCTTTCGCGAATGCCTGCACCCGGAGCAAGAGGCCGCGAAACTCTAAGGCCATATTTTCAGCGCCTTGTTTCACGCCTGCCACGAAACCAGCCCACGCAGCGGGGAGGTTGAAAATGGCATCGCGCAGGAACCTAAGCGGAGTCAGGAGGGCGGTATCTATGTATTGCCCGACGACGGGTATTTCCCGAAGGTAGTCTATGAAGCGGCCCCACGCGGCGGCGGTGTCGGTAATGACCTGCCACATTTTCAGGGAATAATTCACCACGCCCTGGATGACTAATCCTACTGCTTTCAGTACGCCCGCAAGGATATTCACGACGGTGCTGTATTCGCCGGTGGCGGCTTTCCCGTCCGTGAAAACTTCCACGAGTTTTTCTACGATGGTGATAACGACCTCCGCAGCGGGTTGCAGGCGTTTCAGTCCCTGAGAAATCAAGCCGCCGAGGCTTTCTTTTACTTCGGCAGCACGTTTGGCGAGGTTTTTCAGGGGGCCACCCTCTGCTTTTGCAGCGGCCTGTGCGGCTCCGCCCACCTCGCGCTCAACCTCAGCAAGGATAATAGCCTGCGCCCTGGCTACGTCGTTCATTTCGACCATCGTTTTGATGGTCTTTTTTTGTTCGTCGGAAAAGGTGATCCCGATGCGGGAGAGGGCGGTGATACCCTGGATCGGGTCGTTGAGGGCCTTACCGAGTTGCACGGCGCTGGCGGATACGTCCTGCTGGAATACCGTACTCATGTCCAGGGCTGCCGGGATAGTACGGTCGTAGATTTCGGATTGGATATTGGTGAAGGTGAGCAGCAATTCTTCACCTTTTTTGATCTCGTCGTCGTCGAACAGGGTTATTTTGGCCTGTTCGTTGGCCAGTTCCTGTAACTGGTCTATGGTGCGCCCTACGGCTCCCTCTGTGCTGCGGAGGCGATCTTCAAGGGCTGCGTCGGCAGATGCGCCGGTGTTGAAGTCTTTCACGGCCTCGACCGCGAAATTGAAAAGCCCTTGTATGGAAGCCGCAAATGCCTGCACGGCTGCGAAGGCGATACCGACCTTGCCTATAATGCTACCGAAGATGCCGCCGTCTGCGCCGTTGTCCTTTATGCCGCGACTTGTATCGCGGATTTCTTTCAGTTTGAGGTTCACGCCCTGCAATTCGTTTTGCAGGGATTTGAATTCCGGTGCGCTTTGGGGTATGCGTCGCAGGGCCAGTTCCAACTGCCGCGCCCGTTCCGTAAGTTGGGCGGGGGTGAGTTTGGACAGGTCTATTTTTTCGACGGCCTTGGCGGCAGCCGCGATCTTTGCGAGGTTGGTGGCGACGTTGTTTTCTTCCGCCGCGACTTTTGCGAGCAGGGTGGTGCGTTCCTGTTCGGTGAGGTTGGTACGAGCCAGTTCCTTATTGTATTTTTTGAGGCGCTCTTCAGACGCGGTGATCTCCGCGTTGTATTTTTTCGTTTCGAGCAGTGTCTTGGCTAACTGACGGGATTCGTCGGTAATGAAACTGATTTTGAGTTGTACTTCGTCCTGACGTATAGACATGGCTCGCTGATTTTAAGGTGTTGAAAATCCCGCCTTTATTTCGGCGGCAATAATATCCGGGATATTGGCGGCTACCCGGTTGTATAGTTCTGTCACGCCGGCTTCTTTCGCTTTCGCATACCAGGAGCGACGACGATAAGCCCGCGTTTTTCGGGCGATGGCTACGGCCCACGCCATGCGGTATAGGAGGTCGGCGGGCACGGTTTTCCGCTTGCGGCTTGCAAGAAAACGGGATTGGTATTTTGCCAGTAATCCTTTTTTCTGTATCCATGCCGCGAGGTTGGCAAGGTAATCCGCACCACCGCCGGGTACATTCAGCCGCTTCATCTCCACGTAGCGGCCTTGATTAGCGAAGGCTATTTCTACGATATTGGTGACGGCAGTACCGACGGATGTTTTCGCGGTGTGCTCCAGCGAGGCGATTAACTCCCCGGATGCCTTAATGCCGCGTTTCTCCAAGACTGCCCGGCGCGTAGCAATCCACTCCCGCGCCCATTCGCGGCTTTCGGAATCTATCAGTTCCGTTAGTTGTCGGATTGCGTCGTCGCTCAGGGCCATGTCAATTACAGGTTGCGGTGTAGAGGTCTATTACAATGTCCATCATCCAGCCAAAGGCGTTGTCGCCGCTCCATCGGCGGATGGGGGCGCTTTTCTTTTCGCCGTAGGGCAGCCAGAAGGCTTTCGTCGTGTCTGCGTCGGCTATAATGCGCTGGTAGATGCGACGGATGAGTATCTCCATGTCGCTAAGGGCCGCGTTTTCGTTCGGATAGGTCTGCACGGAAACGTTGGTCATTACGGCGATTTTGAAAACATATCGGGTGACGGGGCTTTCGTCGTCGTTCAGAAAGGAAATCTCCGGCGTATCCACGCGCAGGTGGGGGTACTGGATGCGGTTGGTCTGAATTGACAATTCTTCCTCATCCGCTCCGACGGTTGCCTGTCGCAAGTCCGTCACGACGGCGGGCAATCCCTCGAAATATTGTACTAATTCAATGTAGGTTGTCATGTGCGTGTGCGGGTGATGGGTTGAAACTATGAATACGGTCGCTTTCTATTTTTTTCCGTACCAGGTACACGCATACTTCGTGCAGGCTGGACTGATAGGTTTTCTCCATGTCGCCGAAAATTCCAGACTCTGCTACGGCCTGAAAAATGCCCCACCATCCGAAATTGGGCGTGGTGGCTTCCGGTTGTGGCAGCGGATTGCCGTCTTCGTCTTCGTCGGGCTGCTCGAAAATCCAAGCCCCGTACACCTGTTGCAGGTACACTTTCAGCCCTGACATATAGAGGAGGGCCTGTGTCTGCATTTCTACGGGTGCCGGGCCGTATATTCGGAGGCGTTCCTGTACCTCTGCAATTCCGTGTAGCAACACGCGATTATCTCCCCGCGCCGTGGCGGCTGCGGTATCGGTGTCGCGTTCGCGGTACAGCGTCCAGGTGAGCAGTTCCAACTGCTCTGCATCCTGTGTAGCGGCGTAGCGGGTGTACATATCGTCGGCCAGCGCGAACTCTAAGCAGGAAATATTTTCGCCGTTGGCGGTGGGCAGCAGGAAGTCCGTGCGCCGGTGCCGATATGCTGGGAATGCAATGTCGCTGCACGAGGGTTTCGGCGCGGCCCACCTGAGCACGTTTATGAGGGAGGCGGTATCGGTTTCGGATAATCCTACCCGCCAGCGTGCCGGGATGATGCGGCGCAGGATTGCGTGTGTGGCCGGTAGTTCGGGCATGGATATGCCGATGCGCCACCATGTCAGGCGGTCGGAAGCCGAAACTTCCGACCATGCCTGAGGCAACGACAAAACAAAACGCCGCCGCCAGAGCAGAGTCAGACGGCGGCGTTTTGGTGCAATTATTTCGACGGTTAGCATTATGCTTTTGCTTTTTTCAGGCTCTTTCCGAAGCGTACCCAGTCTTTCGTAGCCAGTTCGGCAGCGCGGAAAACGGTGTAGGTGTTGGCCAGCAGCGTGAAGGCTTCGTTTACTTTCGCCAGCAGGCCCGTTTGTGGGTTCCCGGTACGGAATGCGATCTGTGCGACCACCTCGCGACTTTCCTCAACGCTCAGGTCGAGTAATTCTTCGATAGCAGGGCGGCCTGTCTTTCGGATGCGGTTCAGTGCCGGCGCGACTTGCAGCAGGGTGACTAAGTCTGTCACGCCTATGCCGTCGGATGCAGCATTTGCAACGGATTGTGCGGTGTTGAGGATGTCAACGGCGGTATCTACCAGGTTGGCCGTGCCTAAGTTGTTTGTGTTGTCCATGCGGTTATATTCTTTGCGATTGCGAGTTGCAGTTTTGCAACGTCAATCCTTTTTTTGGAAAAATGATACGTTTTCGGAGCAATCGGTTCTGTGGGCTTCTGAAAGGAGTTGGCCATCCTGCGCAGGTTTTGGGCCGCTTTGCGGCGGGCGTAGGTGGCGGATTGTAATTGTAATCGTTTCATTGCTTAATTTTTTTCACAATTTCAGATAATTGATCCTGCATATATTCCATCACCCTCACGGTGTTGGTCATTGCCTCGGTCATTTCGCGCTCCCGTTCTACGCTTTCGGCGTAGCGCAATTGGAAATAGCGAAACAGGTACCCGACCGCACTTACGAGGGTAAGTATGGTCGCGGCAAGGGTATAGAGCAGTATCTGCAAAATGTGATTGTCTATACTTTCGTAAGCCTTTTGTGCTATTTCGGGTTGCATTTTTTTGTTTTTTGCGGGGGGCGCTTGATGGTGGTTTCTATTCGTACCAGGTTGCCGCTTCCGGCACCGTCTTGATTACATAATCCTGCTGTGCACGGCTCAATTGGTCGGCGGGCAGGGTGCATCCGCAAGGCAGGTTGGAAATATGGGGAGCCGGTATAGGCCCCACATATTTCCGTGGCTGTGCTGGCGGCAGGTCAAAGCCTTGTGTAGGCGTGTCTTCCGTCTTCTTTTTCATTATGCGGCCATGGGGGCTGTGCCTGTGAAGTGATACGGCAGGTCGCCGTGTTCCTCCCAGGTAAGGGTTAGCGTATAGCCGTTTCGCGGATTCTTAGAAGCCTCTACTTTCGACAACACGGGGTGGTCTAAGGCACCGATGATGGTCTGCTCTCCGTTCTGGTCTTTTGTGATCGCGATGAGGCTCTCCACACCGTTGAGGGAGTTAAAGATTTTACTTTTCGCCGCCTCTTGTTTCGGGATGAAATACTTCACCTCCGTGGTGAATCCGCCGTTTTCGTTCGGCTTGCTGCCCTGATCGCTCTCTTTTTTTGAGCAATTAATCGCATAGAAGCCTTTCGGAGCGGTAGCCGAAATCGTGGCTACCGCATGGTCAACTGCCGCGCCGATGCTGGTCAGGTCGCCCTTGAATGCCAGCAAGAGCACGGTGGTAAGACCGGGCTTAACGGGGCATTGTTCGGCGGCGACATTGGCAAGGTTTGTAATACAAGACATTTTATTTTTATTGGTTGTGTGTTTGGAATGTGGTGATTATTCGCTGCGGGCGATGAGGCCCGGATACTCCGTTACGATCTTCCCTATCAGGGCCTCGTCTTGTACGACTTCCGCGCTGTGATACACTTCTGTACCGTCGAGGCTGAAACCATGCACCCGGAAGCGGTACGCGATGCCGTTATGCTCGAAAACGGGCAAGTCGGCGGCGGTCTTTTTCTGCGGCTCCGCCACGATCGTGGCGGAGCCGCTGGCGACTACCTCAGCCAATGCGTCCAATTGCGCGGCAAGGGTTTCGAGGTCGGGGGCTGCGGTGGTGCGTGGAAATTCCTGTTTCTTGTTTGCCATGTTTTTCCTATACTAAGTCGTTAACGATAAGGCCCTCGGCAGTCTGTGCGATCTGCACACCTACCTTAAAGTCCATAATAAACTCCATTACGCGCTTGTTTTTTTCCATTTCAAACATCTGGTCGGATTGCAGGTCGAAGCCTACGTGGAGGTTTTTACCTGGAGTCATTACGATCCGGTTGCTGTTCCCCATGCCTGGCATCGGGATCAGGCGAGCGTTCTGGGAAAAGTCCAGCGTTACCGATGCGTCCTTGTTGGTCGAAACGTATTTGCTGAATGCCTCACGGTAGCCCTGGTTGTACTTTTGGAAGTTGGCCCAAGACATATAGATGTCCACGGGCATTTCTTTGTAGCCCGCGCCCAGCGCGTTCCACATGGTTTCGAGGAGTGCAACGATATTGGAGGTCGTAATTGCGCCGCCGGGCGTGGCAATTACAGCACCTGCCGGGATTTCGGTGGCGGTGATCGCGTCGGCGATGATTTCGAGGAAGCCGTCGAACGTCTGGGCCATCGGGGTAGTACCCGGCGTGACCGTGACCGCTTTTTGAGCAGACCAAAAAGCCGATTCTAATTCCTGTGCGTGACCGCTAAGAATATCCTGAAGGATGAATGCCTCGAAAGGCAGGTCAGCGCCGGGATTTTGGCCGCGTTGGCGCATATAGCCGAGGTAAGAGGCCTCAAATTCCTGCGGCACAAAAGACAGGTCGCGTTTGATCGCGACGACATCGAGGTGGCGCGGCGTGAACGTTACAGCATCGGCGGCTGGTACGAAATCCTTATGCCAGGCGACGGCCTTGCCATTCGCCACGCTCATTTTCGTAAGGGTCATACGTCCCTTAATGCCTTCGAGCACGGTGGCGTATTGGGTCGTTTTTGGGGTATAGAACGCCTGCCGGATGAGGTCGTCGGAGAAGTCCTGTACGTAGTCGCGGTAGGCTTGTACCGCCGTGATATTAGCACTAAGAGCCATGTTGCTTTTTAGTTTAAGGGTGATTTAGATTTTTTTTCCTGCGGCCTTGTATCCGGCGATGGTGACCGGCGAATTCTCGTAAGAGCGCTTTTCGGTTACTCCGACCGGAGGTGTGTCGCCGCCGGTAGCCGGAGCAACGGGCTGCTTTTCGATTTCGCTCAGGCGTGTTGTAGCGCCTTGCAAATCGGATTTCAGGGCCGCGATGTCGGTTTCGAGGGATTTGAGGGTGTTTTGCAGGGCTTCGTTCCCGGCTTCTAATGCCTCGACTTTCGAGACGAGCGCGTCGAGGTTGGCCGCGAATCGCTGTTCTACGGAAGGCTCCTCTTTTGGGCCGAAAAGCGTCGCGAAGAAACCGGCAGAGGTGCCGGTCTTAGGGCTGTTTTTTTCCATTTTTAGGATGACAGGTATGCCGATTTTATGGAGGAAGTCCACGACCTTCTCCGGTTTTTCGGTGATGAATTGTTGTATGTGCTGGTGTTCAGCCAAAAATGTATGTACCTGGCTGACGAATAAGTGCGGGCTGAAGGCGTTGGCAGCGAATAGGTTGTCGGTAGCGGCTCCCTGCTCCACCAAGTCCGTGAAATAGTGCGCCGCGCCCTCTGTTTCGTCGAAAGCGACGTATACAGGGCCTAATTCGGAATCATAATCTAATTCCGAATCTAAGCGCTTCTTATTGCCGTTGCCCTTGCGCTGGAAGTAGTAAGCAGGCTTGAAAACGATGCTCGACATGATGAAATCGGGTCTTTCGGCTGCCATTTGCAGCACCCAGGAGCGCATACCAGGGTGCGTGGGCGATGCCTCGGCGCTCTCTAAGAGGTGCAGGTCGGCGATGGCCTGCATTTTCCCGTTCTTTTCACGCTTTCTGAAATTGCGGTACACGCCTAATTGCGTGCCCATGGCCTCGGAAGACATGGAAGGGTGCCCGAAGCGGGCTTTCAGACCGATATTGCTGTAATATTTCCGGTCGTATGCGACCAGATTGGCAATGAAGTCGGCATCTAATTCGACCCCGTGGCCCAGTGCCGCCCCTTCCTGCACCATGACCACGTCGGAAATGATACCGGCTTCGGCATCTATTTCACAGGCGGCGATGTCCATGCCCGCTGCTTTCGAGCGAAGGCGGCGAAGGGTGGTATCGAAATGCGGCAAGGTGATTTCCATGCCGCAAATGTGCGGGTGCTATCGCGTGCGCGTTAGGACGTTACTTCACGGAGATGCTGCTGCCGTGCCTGCGCACGTAATACACCTTGTGCGGGGCCTGTATTCCCGTGCCACCGCCACCCATGGCCACGGCCCCGTCGTCTGGAAATGTAGACACGGTATCTACTGCGAGATTGTACCCGCTTCCTGCGTCGAACGTTATCGTGTTGGTGCCGTTGCGTCGGCATTCGATTACATAATCAATCCCTTCGCGCATCGTTGCGTCGAAGGTGATGGTGAAACTCCCGCCATTGGCATCCGCAACAGTATAAAACTGCTGTGCCGGAAGGGTAAAAGAGGATGAATTGGCTGCCGGTGCGTCGCCAATGATGTCGGTTTCGAGGGATGCGATACTGTGTGTCGTGCTGTTTGCCGTGTATTTCATCCTGCCTGCAACGTAATTATACCATAGCGCCCCGTCTCCGGTAGAGCCTGGATCGCTTGCAATATTCTCGAAAGAAATGTACCCGGTGCCGTAGAATCCGAAAGTTTTCCCGTTCGGGCGAAAAAACACATTTCCCCCCGACTGAAAATCTAATCCGTATTGCCCGTATATATTCAGCCCGGTATTGGTGTTGTTCGATATGTACCCGCGCTCCACGTCGCTTTCATCGGTGAAAGACATAAGTTTTGGGTTGTTGCTTGCCCCGTGGTAGTCGGAAAGGATCAACAACTTATGCCCGGATCCCGTGGTCGTATTTTTCATGGTGAGGCTGTTGGCCCCGATTGTTACGGTTCTATTGCCTGTAAGGCTGCCGTCTGTTGTGTAGATATTGGTGCCGGATATGGTAGCGTTAGAGGCGCTTATGATGCGCCCGTCTGTGCCAACGGTGATGACCGGTGCCTGTGTGGCACTGCCATAGGTGCCGGAGGCTACGCCGGTGGTATTGAGGTTCGTGGAGGTGATGGTGGCGGCGGCGATGTCGAAGCCGGTGATGGTACTGTTGGCTATTTCGGCGGAGGTGACGGCGTTGGCGGCGATCTGGGTGTTGTTGTAGAGGCCGGTTACGTCGCCGGAAAACGTGGTGGTGGTGGTGAGGCCGCCGCCGTTGCTTACAAGCGTGGCCGGGCTGCTATAATTCGGTGGGGATCCAGCGCCGGTGGAGGTAAGGACATAGCCTGCGGTTCCTGCGTTCCCGCTTGGCATAAGTGCGCCGGAAAACTGTACGTTCCCGGATACATCTAAGCGTTGCGCGGGGTTGCCTATCCCGATTCCGAGGTTGCCGTTATAATTCATTGTCGCGCCCAGCGACCGCCCCCCGCCCGAAAAAGTGTAGAAGGCTAACGCCCCGGTTGTGCCGGTAACGGGGTCGTATATTGCGCCTATGCCGGGGGCCTTATCTTCATAGTTGCTTGCGTCGAAAACCTGATCACCAAGATAGATTTGAGCAGGCCCAGAATACGAAAACAGTTTCAAAGTGCCACTTCGTATCTCCGAATTTGCACCGGAATAAATTTTCGTGTCTCCGATTAGTATCGGTATCCTCATCACGACAGGCGTAGTACTTATGCCTGTCGTAGTTAATTCTGTTATGCTTGCGCCGTAAAATTCATTGCTATGCTTAACTGTTACCTTAATTTCCGGCCTTGCTGTAACATCAAGGTCGGCCATAAACCGGCCTCTGAACCGAATAGTATTACCCGTAACGGAACACTCTACCTGAAACATATTTTCATTGAATAAAAGGTGCCGAGGGGTAGTGTATACAGCAGTCATGGCAGACCACCCAGACGTGTAATCTGGCGAAATATGATAAAAATTTAGGTAGTCATTATAATAGGAGACAGGAATGGCGTACTCGTACTCACACCCAAAGCCGCTGCCCGAAACGTTCACATTAATACGGAAAACACCGCGCATTGCATCGAAGGAGAATTCGTACAAGTCGAAATATTTCCCATTCGAGACGGCAGCAGTCGTAGTGATGGATTTCGAGATGGTTTTATGCGGTCGAAATATACCGGATAATAGCAAGTCGGAACCAGCAATGGTACCCGTATAAGATACCGTACTCCCGCTTTCTGTCCAATAATTCAGGGAAGACTTTAGCGAAGCGGGCGTACTCCACTGCCCGCCGCCCGCCGCCGCATTGGCGGTCATAATATCCCCGCTCCCCGCCCCAAACAATCCCACCTGCGACGGGTGTATCTGCATCTCTACCGGCTGTGCGGCCAGCAATAAGGGGAATAAGAAAGAAAGAAAAAGCGCTATTCTGTTCATTTTTTCGTAAGTTTTACGGTGCGTGTGCCTAATGCCCCGTCGTATCTACCATTTCCGACACGGTAGAAGGATACAGGCGTGAAGGTCTTATCTGCCGTTTTCACCTTATAGAAGTCGGTTACGGTGAAGGAAGCCGCCGAGGATACCAGTACGGTGCCGGTGTTATTGCCTTGCTTAATCG